GTTTTCCAGTAATGGCTACAACGGTCCCTACGAAACTGCCATCACCGCTGATGGTCAGATCGTAGCTGACTTCATCACCTCCGGCTCGTTGGTGGCAAACATCATCAAGGCGGGCGTTATCCAGTCCCAGGACGGTTCTTCCTATTGGGATTTGGAAACAGGAGAGGTTGTTCTCCGCGCTTATGCGACCACAGAAACAGTGGAGCAGGTTTCCGACCGCATCACCACCATTGAAGAGCAGAAGATGTACCGCCTGGTCATCTCTTCTTCCAACGGCAACATCTTCAAAAACGGCAATATCCAAACCACGCTGTATGCCACGGTGTTCTCCTGGGATGAAAACATCACTGACACTCTGGATGACAATCAGTTCATCTGGACGAGGGTGTCGGATGATGCCGAGGCAGACGCAGCGTGGAACGCAGACCACTTCGGTGGCAGTAAATCCATCGAAATCACATCCGATGATGTCGAGGTCAGGGCAACCTTCTTCTGCGACCTCATCGACACCACTACAAGAAACAGTCTACTCGGCTGAAATTAAGGAGGATTTTCTCATGAGTAAAGCACAAGGTCAGTTTACCATTATTGACTACAATGACGCCCTAACCCTCACCGGGTATATCGGCTCCAACCTGGCAAAAACCCAGATGTATAACCCCGACAACGATACCTACACCCCGGACTGGTCGGACACCAACCTGGTTCTGACTCCCAGCCTGTATGTCATCGGCACTACCACCGATCAGATCACTTCTTCCAATGTGACCTCGGTCAAGTGGTACATCGGCAGTTCCACTACGGCAATCACCACTTCCGGCAACTATGCGCTGTCTGGTGCCAAGAGCCACATTTTGACCATCAAAGGCAATACCATGTCTGGCTTGCCCGGTATCGACTACCGTTGCGTTATCACCTATAAGGATGATTCCACTGGTCTATCCATTACCCATCCCTTGACCATTTCTTTCTCCCGTGTGGTCAACGGCTCTGGCATTACGGATCTGCTCGTGGCAACACCCAGCGGTAATGTGTTCAAAAACAGCGAAGTGGCTACGCTGACGGCTACCGCTGAACTGTGGCGCGGTTCTACGGTGGATACCACCAATGTGACCTACAAGTGGGCCATTATGGACAGCAGCGTCACTTCCACTTCTTCCAGCGGTTACGATGCAGCCTTTGGCACCGGCTGGCGCAAGCTGTCCGATACCACGGGTATGTACACCGGCACTACCACCGCGACTATTACGGTCTATGCCGCTGCCGTAGACAGCTACGCGGTATTCAAGTGTGTGGCCACCGACTCCGATACCACTTCCAGTACCTACAACAGCACCTTCGCTGATGTGGCTACCTTCATCGATAACTCCGACCCCATTCAGATCGTGATCACCTCCACCGGCGGTGATGTGTTCAAGAATGGCGAGGGCTCCACGGTGCTGACCGCTGTGGTCTACCAGGCGGGTGCGGAAATCGATGCCGAGGGCAACGGCACTTATACCTGGACGAAGTATGACAAGGACGGTGCTGTGGACACTTCCTGGGGTACTTCCGGCAGTAAGACCGGCAAGACCCTCTCCGTGTCCAACACCGATGTTGACACCAAAGCTACCTTTATGTGCGTAGTCACCCTGTAAGGAGGTGTTTTCCATGCGGGCGGTTGCACAATTTACGATTACCCATATCTGCGATGTCGTTACTTCTGACACCGCCCCGGAGAACCCCTATGTGGGTCAGCTTTGGGTGAACACCGCCACCGTTCCCCCGGAAACAATGGTGTGGGACGGTCTTGGCTGGGTTGTCCAGAACAATCTGGAAGAACTCCGAGAGACCGTTTCCACCCACACCACCCGGTTCGGTGAGTTCCAAAGTTCCATTGATGGCATGAACAGTTATGTTTCCAGTCTGACGGAAACGGTGCAGACCCTTGAGGGTGACCTCTCCGGGGAACAGGAAAAGGTGCTGGAAATGGAGGCGCAGATCTCCGAGCTGCAACATTCCGTGGATGGCTTGACCGTTTCGGTGCAGGAGCAGTTCGCTGGTGGCATCAACTATGTTCGCAACTCTGCTGGCCTGAACGGCATCACCGATGACTGGACGATTACAGGCACCGTTTCGACGGACAGCTCCACGGATGTCCAGAACAACACCACCTCAGACTCCGCCTTTGTCCTTGGGGACACATCCACGCTGACCCAGGTGATTACGGGCGTGGTTCCCGGTGCCTATACCATCTCTGTCCGAGCTAAGAAAACCGGGGCCAGCTACAGCAGTTATTTCCGTGTTCAGTACAACGGCAACAAATACGCCTATCTGTTCAACACCAGCTCCACATTCGACTGGACGGAGTATTCCGCTATAATCACGGACATTCAGGATGGCACCATTACCGTGTATGCCTACAATCGTCTGGCCTCGCTCTATATCTCGGATATCATCCTGGCAGAGGGTACCGCCGTTCACCGCTGGACTCCAGCTCCCAATGAAATCTACACCACGGAGGTAAAGATCGACCGCCGGGGCATTGAGGTTTCCAATGCGGACTCTGGCCAGCGGACAGTGATCACAAACCAGGAGTTCTCTGGCTACTACAACGAAGAGAAAATCTTCACCCTGAACAAAGACGAAACCATAACAAAAAAGACCACCGTGGATGGTGAACTTACAGTGGGTAAGACAAAGTTTGTGCCCATGGCCACCGCGTCGGAAGGTCTGAACATCGTAATTCTGGACTAAGGAGGTAAAGCAATGGCCACTTTTACTAGTGCCTCATACGATGGCCGATACCTTCAGCTGTCAATCTCTGAAAGTGTTGATGTGGCAAACAACAAATCCACTCTGACGTGGACGCTAACCTCCGCTGGAGGCGCATCTTCCTATTACACCATTGATGACACTACCGTCTCCATTAACGGCACACAAGTTTATTACAAGGCACGTACTGCGTGGGATGATCGAGTTTTCCCTGCGGCAAAAGGCTCCGTCAGTGGCACAATAGATGTAACCCACAACAGCAATGGCACTAAGTCTGTAACCGTTGTTTTTATGACCCGAGTGTATGTCTATGGCTCTGTCGATTACGGTGGAACCATGACCCTCACCGCCATTGACCGTACAGCACCAACTGTTTCCTGCTCGGTAAGTAATATTACGGCTAACAGCTTCAAGATTACAGCCACATCTTCTGCCACAGCAGATCTGTGGGATTACAGCTTGGATGACGGCATCTCAGCCACACCCTTTTCTACTACAGCAGGAACATCTGCAAGCACTACAGTTACGGGACTTTCACCGAATACCACATATTATGTGCGTGTTGGTGTCCGCAAAAAGAGCAACCAGGTTTATGGCGAATCCAGCTCCGTTACGGTCAAGACCCTGGGTGGTGCCATTATCAATAGCTGTCCAACCATTACCGTCGATGCCGCCACGGTTACATTCAAGCCCAATGTGACAGTATATGATGCGTCTTTTTCCTGCTATCTGTCCATCTGGAATGGATCTACGGAATACCTCGCATTATCCGCAAGAACATGGTCAAAGGGCACTGCTGACCGCACCATAACCCTGTCACAAACGGAGCGCGCTGATCTGCTTGACGCTATGGCCAGCATTAAGTCTTTCACGGCCACAATCAAGGTGGTAACCAAGAGCGGCACCACGCAGATCGGCAGCACCTCAACCACGACCTGCACGGTTCAAACCACCGAGGCCAACTCTGCGCCATCTCTGACTTCGTTTACTTATTACGATGGCCGATCCGCCACAACAACGATTACCGGGGATAACCAAAAGATCATCCAAAGCTATTCCTATCTGTATGTTACTCCGGGAACGGCCACTGCAAAGAACAGCGCTACCATCGTCAAGTACGCTGCCTCCTGTAATGGAGTAACGGTATCCAACACCACGGGTGCGGTTATCAATTTGGGTGCGGTCACCAAGTCTGGTGCATTGGATGTGGTGGTCACTGTCACCGATTCCAGAGGTTACACCAAAAGCGTCACCCAATCCGTAACAGTTATGGCCTATGCCAAGCCCAAGGTATCATCCATCTCTCTTCGCCGAACCAATGATATCGAAGCAGAAATGCAGCTGATTTTTTCGGGTAGCATCTCCTCCATCATGGTGGGAAGCACCGAGAAAAACTCACTAAAATATGTGCGGTATCGGTACAAGCTGACCAGTGCAACCTCTTATGGCTCCTACACCAGCATTCTTTCTTCTGTCACCACCAGCGGCAATTCCTTTTCTTTTTCCAACCTGGAACTGCTGAACCTGGATGCCAACTCGTCTTATGACTTCCATCTGCAAATCCAGGATGCGCTGACTTCCTATTCCTCTACGGATATTTACTTCGTGGTATCCCAGGGTACACCGCTGATCGCTCTACGAAAAAAGAAGATCGGCATCAACACCCCCAACCCGGATGCCGCACTCCATGTGGTTGGCGATGGTCATTTTGAGGGCGATGTCCATATTGACGGTAATATCACAGCAGATAACTTGAATCTGGATAACGATGTCGATGTGCCTCCGTTCTACTATGGCACCTGCTCTACGGCTGCAGCAACTGTGGCAAAGGTGGTCACTTGTTCTGGCTTCGTGCTGGAAACGGGTGCAACTATCGTGGTGAAGTTCACCAACTACAATACCGGCTCGTCCGCAACTTTGAATGTCAACAGCACTGGTGCAAAGTCCATAAAGATGTACGGCACTACCGCTACCAACACCTATATGTGGCGAAGCGGCGAGGCCGTTCTTTTTGTTTATGACGGTTCCTACTGGCAGATGGTCGGTATGGGCACAGCCACCACAACCTATTACGGTTTGACGAAGCTGTCCTCCAGCACATCCTCCACAAGCACAACTGTGGCGGCCACAGCCTCTGCGGTTAAGGCCGCGTATGACCGTAACTCCTGGGAGAGCATCTCGCTGGATACCGCTCTGGCTCTTGCGGATGGCGGTACGGGAGCTACCACGGCAGCGGCAGCTCGAACAAATCTGGGCATCACCGCCACATCGCTGTATAACGGTACGCTTTCAAGCGGATCGACGACCTTTAACTACGGTAACTACAATTTCTATGTGATCATTGGCAAACCCGCTTCTTCCGTCAGTTCCATGTCAATTGTAATACCAAAAGCCGCCCTGACCACGAGCGTTGTAAAATACCAGTTTGCTGACGAAGCGTACTACATTACCTTCGGTCTGTCCTATTCGGGATCGACGGTCACACTGACATGGAGTTCGTCAAACGGCTCTGGAGTCATCAACCGTGTATTTGGTATCAACTAAGGAGGCACCATGCAAATCATCACAGATAATAACGGATTCGTTCTGAGCTTTGCCTATGTAGGCAATTTGGTGGAAGGCATTGAGGTGCCAGAACCCGAGGACATTGACCTATTTCTGCACCAGTTTTACGCCTTCCATCTCCAGGACGGCAAACTGGTATACGATGCCGCCACCTACGAAAAGCATCTGGACGAAGAACTCAAAGCGGAATACCGTATTCGCCGGGAAACGGAATGCTTCTCGGTCATCAACCGGGGCCAGCTGTGGTATGAAAGTGTATCTCTGACGCAGCTTTTGGAGCTGCGCCAATGGTACAAAGCCTGGCTGAATGTCACGGATACAATGGTCGTGCCGGAGAAACCGGCATGGCTGGAATAAGAATTTGGGCATCCGCAAGGGTGCCTATTTTCATATAAAAATATGAAATTTAGGAGGAATGAGCCATGGATCTCACCGCCCTTGCGGCAACGATTACTGCTCTCGGTGTCGTTTTCGGTGCCATCTTTGCCGTACACAAATGGTTCTTGAAGCAGGAGAAACAGGATGCTGATATCAAGGCCATTAAGGAAGAACAGACCGTTCTTACCCAGGGTGTACTTGCTTGTCTCCAAGGTCTGCACGAGCAGGGCTGTAACGGCCCTGTAACTGCCGCCATCGACAAGCTGGAAACCCATCTCAACAAACAAGCCCACAAATAAGAAATGGAGGAAATATCATGGACGCTTTCACTGAAATCACCACTATCCCCGCACTGGCCGCTATCGTGTACACCATCATCGACATCGCCAAGACCGCCATGGGCGGCGATGAGAAGTTCCGGCGTTTCATTCCGCTGATCGCCTGTGTTCTCGGCGCGATCTGCGGTGTGGTAGCTTTCTACTTCGTTCCCGGTGTCATGGATACCCAGAACCTTCTGGTTGCCATTGTGCTGGGTGCCGCCAGCGGTCTGTCTGCAACTGGTACCAACCAGGTCGTTAAGCAGCTGACCAACACCACCGCAACTACTACCGAGGAGGGCAAGTAATATGAATCTGCATAAGCTCATCTTCACCGAAAATGCCTGCTACAAGGCGGGCAAGAAAATCACCGTCAAGGGCATCATGGTTCACTCCACTGGTGCCAACAACCCCAATCTCCGCCGCTATGTTGGCCCCGATGACGGTCTGCTGGGTGAAAACCAGTATAACAACCACTGGAACACCTACCACCCCGGCGGCCGGGAGGTTTGCGTCCACGGCTTCATCGGCAAGCTGAAGGACGGTACCATCGCCACTTACCAGACCCTTCCCTGGGATCACCGTGGCTGGCACGCTGGCGGCTCCGCTAACAACACCCATATCGGTTTCGAGATCTGCGAAGACGGCCTCACAGACAGCACCTACTTTGGCAGGGTGTATCAGGAGGCCGTTGAGCTTTGTGCCCATCTGTGCAAGCTCTATGGCTTGACCGAGAAGGACATCATCTGTCATTCTGAAGGTTACCGCAAGGGTATCGCCTCCAACCACGGCGATGTCATGCATTGGTTCCCCAAGCACGGCAAGTCCATGGATACCTTCCGTGAGGCCGTCCGTCAGCTCCTGGCCGCACAGGACACCCCCGTGGAAACCGAACCCGAGATGGATGAAACGGAAACCGCTGCGGAATATCCTGAGAAGCTGGCCTCTGGCTATTACCGTGTTCGCCAGAGCTGGGAGGATAAGAAGTCCCAGGTTGGTGCCTACCGCATTCTGGCCAACGCCAAGGCGGCAGCGGACAAGAACCCCGGTACCCATGTTTTCTCTGACGATGGTGTGGCCATCTATCCCAACGAGGAACGAGCCGAGGATACCTACCGCATCCATACCGTTGTCAAGGGCGACACCCTTTGGGACATTGCCAAGAAGTATCTGGGCAACGGCTCCCGTTACCCGGAGATTAAGACCCTGAACGGTCTGAAATCCAATGTCATCTACAGCGGTTGGAAACTGAAGATCCCCAACTAAGAATGAAGCCCACCACACATCTGACCATTGCCTTTTGCGTGGTGGGCTTTTTTCTGTTTCATGCTAGAAATATTCTTGTTTTCACAGTATAATGTCCTCAAAGGGAGGCGCGCTTTATGGAACACACATACGCTAAACTTGGTTGGAACATCAAGTGCTTACGCGAAGCCTATCGCGAGACAGAGGAGCAACTTGCCTATTCTGTTGGTGTTACCAGGCAAGCAATTTGCAATTATGAAAATGGGACACGGATTCCAGCCCGCGACACCGTTGTAAAACTCGCTAAGCATTTTAATATTACTGAAAACGAGTTAATAAACGGAGACTACTCTGGGATGAAGTACCCTGGTCGCAATATTGATGATATAAATGCCGCAAAGGCAGCGGTTGATGTTATTCTCCCATTGGTCTCAAGTGAGAATGCTTTTATGAACAGAGCATTCAAAACGGCCTTTGCTTCCCATCAGGCCATATATGCGGGTCTAAAGAGTGGGATCGCCGTGTCTGATCCCGAGCAAGAAAAATGTCTTCAGCTATATGAAGAAGCACTGGATGGTGGTGTCACTGAGGCTGCCGCAAACATTCTGTGGTGGATAATGTTTTGGGGCATGGGGTACTCTGATTATGAAAAGCTAGACGGCTTCGAAGATCTCCAAAATCGTCGCATCTCTGGAGAGGAATTCCTGCGTCGGTATTATCTTCAGAATTGTGACGACGAGTCCTCCAAAATCACTCCAGAGATTGCTGAAATACGAAGAGAACGTCGCCAATATCTCCGGGAAAGCGAAGGGAATATTCAAATCCTATTACAAGTCCTTAAACGAGATCCGCAATACTCAGATCTCGCCGATTATTATCTGGCCCTCCGTTACTTACGCGGGGTTGTATATAACAACAACAGTGATGTCCTTAATAAGGCCATCGGCGAAGAGATGATGGTCGCATTTAGCCTCTGGAATAATAAATATGTATTGAATTTCCTAGAAATTAGCCACAAAGAATGATTGTTATAGTGGGTGCTGCTTTATGCAGTGCCCACTTTTTCGTGTAAACACCGCGTGTACAACACCCAACGAAAAATGCGGTATTATCTGGGTGCAATCAAATCTGAGGAGGTACATATGATGAATCTAGATAGTAAAATGGCCTTTAGAATGGCTAGTGGGGTGCTAGGCGGAGCGCTTCTGGCGTGGGGTGCCAAAGCTCTGTACGAAAGACTGAGCCGATACGACTCGCAGGGTTTCGACCAAAATGGATTTGACCGAGACGGCTACGACCGCTACGGCTTCAACTCCGATGGTTATAACCGGTGCGGATACGATGTCGATGGATTTGACCGCCATGGATATGACGAGCAGGGCTTTGACTGCGAAGGCTTTGACCACCAAGGTTTTACCGCAGACGGATACAACCGAGATGGTTGGGATCGCCGTGGCTTTAACCGAGCTGGTTTCGATGCCGACGGTTTCGACTGTTATGGCCGGGATGCCGAAGGTTATTTCAGAAACGGTTTTGACAGAAATGGTTATAACCGGGATGGATATGATCGGCAAGGATATGGTCGCAACTTCTACAGCCAAGCCGGATTTGATCGAGCTGGACGAACTGCACCGCAGTATATCGATCTCATGGGCCGCCTTTATCTGCGGCTCCGTGATGCGCAGCATCAGCTTGACATTGGAGAATTCCGTTACGCAGTAAATGATGCCCGGCTTGTAATGGAAGAAGCTCTCCGCCTGGTTGTCGAACACGCGGGCGGCACCGAAAGCAGCGGTGACTGTCTCCTGGAAAATCTCAAAATTTGTGAGAATCGTGGTCTTCTGTCGGTAGAAGCTGTTTTCATTGATCGGCTCCATGGAGTCCGCCATATCTAAAACGAGGTCACCCACGAGCTGGATGCCTCTGATCGTCTGACCCATCAGAAAACATTCTTTGTAATCATGCAGACCCGCGATTTGCTGAAGTCTGCTGAAAAAACGCTGTGCTGTGCATAAGGAGGATACACCATGAAAGAATTGAAGTTCAAGAACGACCCCGCCGCCTTGGAGCGTTTGGCAAACGCCCAGAGTGCCATTGACGAATACTCCGCCGCTCATCCAGGTTCCTTTTCTGAGGTCGAACATCGAGAATTCGGCGCCTTATTAAAGGAACGAGCCGCCGCACTGTCTGAAGCAACAGGCTTAAAGGTCCACTCCATAGTCGATGACGACTAACCCATCACTTCACAAATCTACTACCCACCAGGCCAAAAACCTGGTGGGTTATTTCGTTATCAGTCCGTTTTATGGGACACTTATATTATTATAATTAGGTCATACAAAGAAAGGAGTTGACCCCTCGTGGTATTTTACAGCACAAAAAGCAATGAGAAAGTATTCCACCTTCCTCACTGCAAGATCGCCCGTCGTATTCGCAAAGAATACAAAAAGCAGTTTGCCACCCCGGAAGAAGCCCGGATGGCCGGTTATCGTTTGTGTAACTGTTGCTCCCTTGTCGGCATGAGGCTCCGCAAAGAGCAGAAGGCCGTCAATCAGTTCTGCCAGGAAAATGGCGTGTCCTGCTGGCTGGAAGATGGCCAGCTCCATGTCCACACCCCCAGAAGCAAGTGGAGGATCATCGTCAACGGCAAGGCGAACAAGCTCTTCCTCTACCACAAGAATACATATCACAAGTACGAAGAGATCCCCAGCATCGTCCCGGGATACCACTCCCAGGCCACTCGCAGCAAGACGATTTTTGGGTACCTGGAATACATTGTTCAGCACGATATTTATCGCAGGCGTCAAGAAAAGAAGGCCAAGCAGAAAGCAGACAGTATGCGTAATCTGCGAAGAAATACACGGCCTTACCAGCGCGGCACGGATAACCGCCGCTATAACGCAAACCAGCTCTATTCCATCATGGACAACATCTACTTGTAATAGGAGGCATCGCTATGAAGAGAATGATCGGCTTTATGGCCAGTAATGAACCCAAAATGGAAACACCCGTAGCACCCACCACCATACGAAGTATCACCCCTGTGAAGTCTCTGGTGAAGGTTCGATTTGAATGCCACTCCATGCCCTTGGCATACTATAACGACCGCTTCGATCTGAAAGAGGGCGATGTGGTCTATGTTAGCGGCAAACTGGCTGGTGAACCCGGTGTGGTTGTTTCCGTTACCACCAAGTTCCGCATCCACACCTCCGACTACGAGCGTGTGCTGTCCCTGCTGGATCTGACGATTCACGGCTCCTTCACTGGAGTGCGGGACAAGATGGTATCCTTCGACCAGATCGCCATTACCCCAGACCAGTTCGGCGGTTGGGTTACTCCGCCCGAAGATCCCAAGAAAAAGAAGGACGAGGACGAAGAGGAGGACGAGGTGATCTCCGGCGAGGGATACGCCATCGATATCAACAACATTGAAGCCTGCGAGGACATCACCTCCGCCATTGCCGAGCGGGCTGTGAGCTACTGCACGGAAGGCCGTGTTCGCTATCTCTGCGTCCAGAACGGTGTAGGCCGTGCCTATGTAGAGGGCACCAAGTGGTATCGTGTGGATTTCCATTTCAACGATGGCATGATGACCGACATCTACTGCGACTGCCCTTACTCCGAACTTTGCAAGCATGAGGTAGCCGTGACACTTACCCTGCGGATGCTGTTCAAGCAACCCCAGTTCAAAAACGCTGGTGATTTCATGGCACTGGATCGCTGGGCGTTCTGGCAGCTGGCCTCTCGCGCAGAGTCCATCACCATTTAACCCTTTATGCCCATCAGCAATTCATCACGCAGTACACTTTCCGGGGTATCAATCAGACTCACCCATGAGCGTTCCGGCACACAATCCAAGTGATATTTTCCATTCGTAAACTGGATCGGAGCCTCCATGTATTTGAGCAGGATGGTATACGCCATGGCACTATTGATGAATTTCGTGGTGCTTAATGGCGTGGCCGCCAGAATGAGATCCACTTCTCCGTCACGACACTTCTTGGACAGCCGCAATGCACCATGATGGCAGGTCAGATCCCGATACGGAATGTCTGTGTCGGCGTATATTTCAATCAGCTCCGCATTGGGGATAGCGGCGACTCGCTTTTCTATCAGATTGCGCTGTTGCTTCTCGGACAATCCATCCAGCCGCCAGGATGTTACTACCCGGAGATAACCATACACCCGTAAGGGCCTATCAACTTGTTTATCGTACTTCTTTTCCATCGAAAAAGACCTCCACTATAATTTTCTTGATTTTTGTATTGCAATTAGCAATACAATGGGATATAATAGAGCCAGAAAGGTGGTATGAACTATGGCAACTAAGACCGCTAATGTAATGGCTCGTGTCGAACCGAGCGTTAAAGAGCAAGCTGAAGCGATTATGGAGATGCTGGGCATCCCTACTTCTGTTCTGATCAATGCGCTCTATAAGCAGATCATCATGACTCGCAGCATTCCGTTCTCTCTTTCCGTTCCCGCTGTGCCGGTCGCCCGGGACGAGATGGACGAGGTTGCTTTCAATGCAATGATGGCACGTGGTATGAGCGAAGCCAAGGCAGACAAATCCCGTGCTGCGTCTGATGTATTTGCAGATCTGAGACGGGAGATGCAGTAATGCCTGAAAAATACACAGTAAAAATTACAGCGCAGGCCCAAGAGCAGCTGAGAGAAATTATCAGCTATATCAGCTACACTCTGCAAGCTCCCGGCACTGCCATGAAGATGCTGGACACTCTGGAAAAGGAAATCGCTTCTCTGGATCAATTCCCCAACCGTGTGCCCCTTACCGAAGAGGAACCCTGGCACAGTCAGGGCGTACATAAGCTCCCGGTCAAAAACTACCTGGTCTATTTCTGGGTGGACGAGGAAGCTAAGAAGGTTCAAGTCTTCGGAATCATCTATGGCCGCAGAGATCAGCGGCACCAGCTGTCCAATTTGGATATGAACTAACAGATACGCTCTAGGCGGCTTGCCTGGGGCGTATTCTTTTAGGTGTCCGCTATCACTGCCACAACCATTTCTAATCGTTTTCCAACTGCAATAAGGCCGCAGAGGTCTTTCCGACTATTTCTTCCCACTGGGTTCGCCTGGTGGGAATTTTTTTGTTATAGACCGGCAAAAAATGTGGTCTGCCGTGGCTAAGTAGTGAGGGAGTCTCTTTCCCTCAGAAGGAGGACTTCACTATGACTGACCAGGAACGCAGCCAGATCCGCTCTTACCAGCTGGACGGCCTTGCCCCCAAACAAATCTCGGAGCTTACTGGCATTTCCCAGAATACTGTAAAAGTTCACTGCCACCGATACCCGGTGTCCAAGACGGACATCGCCGATCACAAAGGCCTCTGCCGTCACTGCGGAAGGCCGCTCATACAGACTCCCCACAAAAAGGCGAAGCGGTACTGCTCAGACAAGTGTCGCATGGCCTGGTGGAAGGAAAATGATGCAAAGCTGAATAAGAAGGCCTTTTATCGGATTGTATGCCAGCATTGCGGTACCGTCTTTGAAAGCTACGGAAAAGCGGGACGGAAATACTGCTCCCGGAGCTGTTATGCCCTTGCCAGAAAGAAGGTGGACAGCGATGGATGAACAGCAAGCCCGCCAGCTTCTTCAGTACAGAATGGCCATGTCTATGGCTCGTGAATTGGTGAACAGGGGCATCATTTCGGAGGAAGCGTACGCCATAATTGATACAATTATGACCAAAAAACACCTGGAAACATCGTGTACTATATTCCGCTAATAACCCTGGCTATTCGGGCACAGTAGAGGTAATATGCTCACTAATACCAAGGAGGTGACGCATTGAAACGCATTATTACGCAGGTTGAGTTTCCTGCTGAAGCACCAAAACTCACACGGGTTGCAGCCTATGCCAGAGTTTCCTCGGGCAAAGACGCCATGCTCCACTCACTGTCGGCCCAGGTCAGCTATTACAGCGACCTCATTCAAAAACATCCCGGCTGGCAATACTGTGGCGTTTATGCCGACGAGGCCTTGACCGGCACCAAGGATGCCCGTGAGAACTTCCAGCGACTTCTTAACGATTGCAGAGCCGGAAAGATCGATTTGATCATCACCAAGTCCATTTCCCGGTTTGCCCGCAATACGGTCACGCTGCTGGAAACCGTCCGGGAACTGAAGCTCCTGGGCATCAATGTTTACTTCGAAGAGCAGAACATTTACACCTTGAGCGCAGACGGCGAGCTGATGATGACCATCCTGGCCTCCTACGCACAGGAAGAAAGCCGCTCCGCCAGCGAGAACCAGAAATGGCGTATCCGAGCCAACTTCCAGAACGGCCTGCCCTGGAACGGTCTAGTTCTCGGATACCGCATCGAGGATGGTATTTATGTGCAAGTGGCAGAAGAGGCGGCTTTGGTAAAGCTGATCTTCTCCCTTTACAACGGTGGCTGGGGTACTTACAAAATCGCCAAGTATCTGAACAAGGAAGGTTACCGCACCAGGCTCGGCAATCTCTGGACGCAAGGAAGCCTCCAGAAACTTCTCAACAACTATGCCTATACGGGAAACCTACTCCTTCAGACAACCTTTGTTGAGGATCACATCACGAAGAAAGGCCGCATCAATCGCGGCCAGCTTCCCATGTACCATGCAGAGGATAGCCACGAGGCGATCATTTCTATGGCGGAGTTCCAGACCACCCAAGAAACCAGGAAGGAACGGGCTGCGGTTTTCGCCCATACCTCTGATCCCAATGTAGTCTATCCTTTCCGTGGGAAACTGCACTGCATGGATTGCGGCAAGAACTACCGCAGGAAGGTTGTCAGCAGAGGCCCCGCTTGGGTCTGCGGCACATATAACACCAAAGGCAAGGAATTCTGCCCAACTTCAAAGGTAATCCCAGAGGAAACGCTCATGGCGGTCACCGCCGAAGTCCTCGGAACCGACACCTTTGACGAAGCGGTGTTCCTGGCAGAGATTGAGCGGATTGAGGTTGGAACAGAGAACCGGCTGACCTACTGCTTCAAAGACGGAAGCAAGGCCACCGCCGTTTGGAAAGATCGCTCACGCCGGGAAAGCTGGACAGCAGACAAAAGAGAGGCGGCACGGCAGACCGCCTTACAACAGGAAATGCCAGAGAGGTATTCAGATGGAAGGTTCAAGAAAAAGGATCGCGGTTGCCTACCTCCGAGTGGCGACCAAAGAGCAACTCAGCACACCCAAAGGAGGCCCCAGTTATGAGCAGATCCGCCAGATCAGTAACGGTTATCCCAGCCAGCATCAATCCCATCAGCCATTTGCCCATCGCCTTGCAGCGGAAACGGCGCGTGGCCGGTTATGCCCGAGTCTCCACCGACAGTGAAGAACAGCAGACCAGCTATGAAGCCCAGGTGGACTACTACACCCGCTACATTCAGTCCAAGCCAGACTGGGAGTTTGTAAAGGTCTACACCGACGAAGGCATAAGTGCCACCAACACCAAAAAGCGTGACGGCTTTAACCAGATGGTGGCCGACGCTCTGGCGGGCAAGATCGATCTCATTGTCACGAAGTCCGTCAGCCGCTTCGCCAGAAACACCGTCGACAGCTTGACCACGGTGCGTAAGCTGAAGGAAAAGGGCGTGGAGGTTTATTTTGAAAAAGAAAACATCTACACCCTCGACAGCAAGGGCGAGCTGCTGATCACCATTATGTCCAGCCTTGCCCAGGAAGAAAGCCGCTCCATTTCGGAAAATGTTACCTGGGGCAAGCGGAAGCAGTTTGCAGACGGCAAGGTCGCCTTACCATATAAGCACTTCCTGGGCTACCAGAAAGGTCCAGATGGATTGCCCCAAATCGTGCCGGAAGAAGCAGAAATCATCCGCCGCATTTACTCCATGTTTATCCTGGGAAGCACCCCTTGTGCCATTGCGAAGCAGCTCACCGAGGACGGCATTCCAACCCCTTCTGGCAAAAGCAAATGGTCGCCTAGCACCATCGAGAGCATCCTTTCCAATGAAAAGTACAAAGGCGATGCCCTCCTGCAGAAAACCTACACGGTTGACTTCCTTACAAAGAAGATGATCGTCAATGACGGCAAGGTTCCTCAATACTATGTGGAAAACAGCCACCCGGCCATCGTTCAGCCTTGGGAGTTCGCCATTGTTCAGGCGGAGATCAAACGCAGACGATCCCTACCCAGGCGCTACAGCGGCCAGAGCGTATTGGCCACCCATATCATTTGCGGAGACTGCGGCGACTATTACGGCTCCAAGACCTGGCATTCCACCTCCAAGTACCGCAGAACCATCTGGCAGTGCAACAGCAAATTCTCTGGCAATCAGAAGTGCCACACGCCCAATCTGGACGAAAATCGAGTTAAGGACGCATTCCTCGCCGTTTTCAATACCCTCATCGAAAACCGGGATGCCTTAATTGAGGACGGCATCATTATCCAGCAGACCCTCACCAACTGCGACGAGATCGACAGCCAGATTGCCGCCATGGTTCAAGAGCAGGAAGTGGTCACTGAGCTGATCCGCAAATGCATCGCCCAGAACGCCACGGATGCCCTCGACCAGGAGGATTACGCCAAACGCTATGCCGCCCTCATGGATCGCTTCGAGGCTGCAGCCGCCAAGCTGGCAGAGCTGAATGAAAAGAAACAGGCTCGGGATGACCAAGCCTGCATGATTAGCGGCTTCCTCTTCGAGCTACGGGAACGGGACGAAGCCCTTACCGAGTTCGACCCATACATTTGGGCAATCACCCTGGATGTGGTCACCGCCAACAGCGATGGAAGCCTGGTATTCAAATTTCGCAATGGTCTGGAGGTAGCGGCGTAAAACCAACAAAATACGGCAACCGGCAAGCGGAATAATCACCGCTTG